CTTACAGACCAACACAGGAAAGCCCTCCGGCTTATGGAGCAGGGGACTTTGTCCATAAATCAAATCGCCGACGAGTGTGATGTTCGACGTGAAACACTCATCATGCTGCTTTCCGGCAACACCGAGCTCACTGGCGTAGTGGGCGAACTCTTCAAAGCAGAACTTTCCAAGATACACGCACGTAACGTTAAGCACGTCAAAAAGTTATTTAAAGAAAATCAGAAGCTTGGTCTTGCCAAGCTCAATGAAAGACTGCGTCAAATAATGAGTGAGCCTGCTGACGAGAACACTACGTATGAACTTTGTAAAATTATGGCAGCGTTGGGTAAAGCCGGGCCGGCAGTTGAAATATCAAATACGTCCTATTCCATTGCGAAGGGCATGACGGCAGAGGAACTAATACATGAATTTAAACGACTTGAAACGCTTGCAAAAGCGACACTTGACGGAGGCCGAGTTTCGAGCTTTGTCAAGGGAAGATCAGGAGAGATACCTCCATCTTCTGGATTTGCAAGTGAAGCTGATCAAGAGTCGTAAACTCTTACTGTATGATCCATATGACAAGCAGGAAGAGTTCCATACGAGTTTAGCACCAACTCGGGCGATCTTTGGAGGGAACAGAAGCGGGAAAACCACCTGTGGTGGTATGGAGTTCCTGTTCCACATGACTGGTCAATATCCTGAATGGTATCCCCAGGAGAGAAGGGTTCATAGGGCCATCAAAGGCAGGATCATTGCGAAGGACTTCCAAAAAGGAGTTGGCGAAGTTGTAATACCGTTCTTGGAGGAATGGCTGGATGAAAGCCTTGTTGAAAGAAGGTGGAGAAATTCAATAGGGATTTATGTCAAGTGGAAGTTAAAGAACGGCTCGGTCTTTGACATATTATCCCATGAGCAAAATACGGAGCAGTTTGAGGGGTGGAAAGGCCACGTTGCGTGGTTTGACGAACCTCCGCCCAGAGACAAATACATAGCGACCCTACGGGGATTAGTTGACTTCCGGGGGCGGAATTGGCTTACTCTTACACCCCTCACTCAGCCCTGGATTTATGATGACATTTATATGAACACAGATAAAGATCGTGTTCATTGTATTACAGTTGATATGCGTGACAATCCTCACTTGGATGAGGACGCAATCAGAGAATTTGAGAAGAATTTAACTGAGGAGGAGAAAGAGGCAAGGCTTCATGGTAAGTTTCTGCACCTTTCTGGGCTTGTGTATAAAGAGTTTGACCCTAACATTCATATAGTAGATGATTTTGAGATACCCCCTTCTTGGACTCGCTACTTTGCCATTGACCCCCACGAACGCACCCCTACCGCCTGCCTTTGGCTTGCCGTAGACCCGCAAGGAAACAAGTGGGTCTATGATGAATTATGGCTAGCAGATATGGATTTGAGGTCAATTGCACACGCGATTCAAGCACAGGAAGGTGCAACCCCCGCTAGAATCAAGCTAATTGACCCTCACAATGACAAGGATAACGCTATTGCAGGCGGATTTAACGTGAGAAGAGAGCTAATGAGGCATGGCGTTTTCTGTGAAAGGGCTAATTCGGACACACAATTGGGCAAAAGTCGCATCAGAAAGGACTTAAAGCCCATGTATAACTATTTAAGCAAGACGGTTCAGCCAACATTGAGGGTGTTCCGGTCTTGTGGTCAGACGATTTTTGAGTTTCAGCACTATTTGTGGGACGATTACAAGCATAATCGTGAGGAATTAGGTAAAAAAGAGACAGTTAAGAAGAAAAATGATCACCTTATGGACTGCTTGAGATACATTTACAACTATGACCCGCGGTTTTTTGTTGAAGAAGAAGATGATGAAGAGGTTGAATACACCGGAACTTATGTAAAATACCCCAAATCAGTACCAAAAAAGGGGTCTTACAGAAGTCTGGTTGATCATAATATTGCAGGATCAGGACAAGGAGGGAATTTCTAATGGTTAATAAGTTTCATCTAGCTATGGCAAGGGTTCCAAAAGGGTCAAAGAATGAATCAAGCAAGGTCCCAAAAGGGCAAAAGAAAGAATCAATCCCAGGTCTAGCACCAGGTGTTGATCCAGAGGAAATTGTAGGCAGATGGGGACCAAATCCAGAGCCGCCTCCTTGGACAAAAGAAGGAAAAAAAAGAAAAAAGAAGAAATAGCTCTCAGAGCGTTTCTAAGGCTCTGTTTTTGATAAGACAGGGCGTGAGCCATTTTTTGAGAGTTCGTTGAAATTTGATGCCTTAGAACGCAATTACGATACCTACAGGGAGAGGATTAGAGATGGATGTCAAAGAAATTTACGATAGTTTGCTAAAAAAAGGATACACCCAAAAAGATGCGGCAAAAGAGGCTCAAGCAAGAACCGGACACTCTGTTGTAACTGGCAAACCCATACGGCAACGTGGTCCTATTCACAAGACTAAAAAAGGCTGGACTTATGGCGAATACTAATTTTAATGATAAGTATAATAAGAATAGTGAAAATCTCTCATCTGATATAGATAGAGATAAGATGCTTGATTATGTTGTGGATCAATTCAAGCTCTACGAAGATCATTGGTCAGATAGATTTGACGAAGCTGAACAGATATATGACCACTGGTGCAATAAGCCACCTCGCAAGGATGAGTCTTGGCAGAACGCTGTTCACGTTCCATTGACAATAGAGGCAGAGCAAACGATCAGTCCTCGGCTTCATTCAGCCCTCTTTCCCAATTCAGCACCGGTTGATGTTCTCCCGGAAGGCAAGGAAAAGGCGGAAAATGCTATTGTCATCAAAGAAGCAATCCGGCATTACTTCCGTTTAGCCAACGTTGAGGGGCGAGGGTCACATTTGGTAACGCAGTCTGTGTTATTCGGCACTGGATATGGTGAGGAGTGTTGGAAGATTGATAAGATTAGGGTGCGGGATAGCACAACTGGAGAATTTTACACCACTGAACGAGGGCGGCCGGACTATCAGCCTGTTGACTTTTTTGAGATCTTCCCGCACCCTGCTAAATATGAAATGAAAGACGGCCTGCCTCTGATCAGACGCAGGTTTTGTGATGCAGAATACATAAAAGAATTGGCAAAAAACCCCAATTTCCCTTTTGAAAAGCTGGATGAAGCCTTAAATTCCCAAACAGTTGTTATCGCGGATAAGGATAAAAGGCTTAAATCAAGCAAGAAGAAGGATGAGTATGAGATTATTGAGTATTGGGGCCCGTGGCATGATACCTATGATAAGGATATGGATGTCACCACCAGTGATGCAGAGCAGTATTGGATCGTTGTTATTAACCGAAGGGTGAAAGTGTGGGGTAAACCTAACCCTCATAACTTCCAACATCCGCCTTATATTAAGACAAAGCTTTTCGAGGACCCTAAACCGTGCTGGTTTGGTGTGGGGGTCGGAAAGGCTGGCTTGCCAACGCAAGAGCGTTTGAATAAGCTGGTAAACCAACGTTTAGACAACGTTGACTTGGTTCTTAATAAACAGGGGGTTTATAATGGCAATGATCCACTTGTCAACACAAGGAAACTGACACAAAGCAAACCGGGACTTTGGCACAAGGTGTCAGACACTGTTAATTCGATTAAGTGGATGGAAACCCCGGATGTTACCAGTTCGAGTTACAAGGAGGAAGAATTAGCCAAGCAGGATTTCCGGGAATCGACCGGAGCCGTTAACCCTCTTATGCCGGCTGATAGTGGACAGCACAGGACAGCAATGGGATTGAACTTGTTGCAAGGTGCTGCGGGTATGAGGTTTAGGCCTGTGCTTCGAAAGATGGAGATTGATGGGATCCAGCTTTTAGCAGAGATGTTTTTCTCTGACCTGCAACAGTTTATGGCTCAGCCTGAATGGATCGAGATCATGACACCGTTGGGTCAGCCTGTTCCGATAGAGATCACGCCAGAACAGATCCAGACAAAAGTCCGGTTTATGCCAACGGGTGTGAGTGAAACACTAAATAAAGAGCTTCAGATCGGGCAATTGCTTCGATTCAAAGAGCTCACAAAAGATGACCCAACGATTAATCGAAGGGAGATCAATAAGCGAATAGCCGAATTAATGGGCTTTAAAGATATTCCATTGCTATTAACGCCACCTCAGCCTGTAGAGGCTGGGGGGCCCTTATCCCCTGAAGAACAAATGAAAATCCAACAGCGAGTAGCAGAAGGAGCTTCTAATGAGCAGATAGAGTCCGAGCTATTTGGTGGTGGTCAACCCAACACCGGCACCCCGCCTGGGCAGAACCCAGCCGAAGCGTCAATGCCGGTAGGAGCATAGGAGATTAGATGGATATCACACGAGATCAGGCTATTAACCTAGACAACAATGAGAACTGGAAGGCATTTACAGGTGAATTATCTAAGATCATTTTGGCTGAGTCTGAAGATCTACTTAAAGTTACGGACCAGGCGGACTTTATTAGGCTTCAGGAACGAGTTAAGGCTTTTCGGTTTGTTATTAAGTTTCCATCTCTTCTTGCTGAACGAGAAGAAAAAGAATCCAATATCATAACCTCAGGAGATTGATATGGCTAATTATGATTATCCAAATGCAATGAGTATGGGCGTTCAGGCTAATGCACCTAGCTTGGATCCGGTTACTGGAATGGTTCTTAAGGATCCAGGGCACTCAACGTTTTGGAAAACCCAACAGAAAGAAGCATCGTTGGGTAACGCTCCGTTGGGTGGTAGACAGTATTCTTTTCCAACACAATATCAATATCTATCAGGACAAGCATTAAATAATAATATGTCTGATAGTAATTTTCTTAAAGCGTTGGCTCAGGCAAGAGCTATGAAACGCCGTAAGAGTGTGTTGGATTTGCTGAAGAAGAGAAAGACAGCAGAGCAAATGTTGGCTAAAGAATTACCTAGGCTTAAAGATATGCAAGAGCAGATGAAGATTCGAGACGCAGAAAGCAAGTTAAAGAGGCTGCAACTTGATCGTTTGACCAAGCAGGCAGAGATGTATGCTGGTCAACAGCAACAGGGTCCCGGCATACCCCAATAAGCCGTTCGGTTCGTCTAACCGTATTAGACGTAAAAAAGGAGTTTCGCATGGACGAAGAAACAAATCCGTTAGAGTTAAATGACGTTAATCCATCTGTAGAGGGTCCCGTCATGCCTTCTATTCCGGAAGACCAACCGTTACCTGGTCAGCCTGATCCCGAACAGGAAAAAACCGAGGAAGAAGAACCGCTTGAACCTCAACCAGGCGAAAACATTGATGAGGATAAGACAGTTCCGTTGGCTGCATTGCACGAAGAACGGTCTAGGAGACAAGAGTTACAGGCAGAGCTTGAAGTGTTGAAACAGGTTGCCGGAGATCAAATATTATTTGATATCAATGGCAGGCCTGTACGATCCATGCCTGGTCAACAGCAACCACAACCACAACAACCGGGTCAAGCACCTAATCAAACGGCACAAGAGCTTGAAAAGCTTTGGGAAACTGATCCACGTAAGGCTGTTCAAGTTGAGATCATGGCCGCAATGTCTTGGAGGGATAATCAAGACGCACAGGTTGATACTCAAATGTTACAGGCCCAGGGGAAGTATGATGATTTCAATCAGTATGAACCTGTAATTAGGCAGTATATTAGGGCTCTTCCTTTGGAAGAACGCTCTAAACAAGGTGTTGTGGATTTAGCATACTATGTCGTTAAGGGACAAAATGCTAATAATGCTGTTGAGCGGGCACGACAAGAGATGCTTCAAAAGATGAAGGCCGGTCAAGGAGCTCAGGCTCTAACCCCGGGAACTAAACCATCCCCTGCACGACCTAAAGGTGATGCCTTGACGGAAGAGCAGATGAAGGTAGCAGACGCTATGGGCTTGTCCCCTGAACAATACAAAAATGCAATGAAAAAATGAGTAGAATAATAGTTGACGGAAACGAAAAAAGAATGAATGACAAGGTATGGGGTGGACGTGGTGTTTTGGAATGTCCCTGGTGTAAAGGGCATTACCCGAACTATGATGTGAAGAAGCAGAGATGGAAGTTTGATCGTTGGGTTACACCAACACGAGCTAGATATGTTTGCTTGAATTGCAATCACGGCACTCAATACGAAATGTAAACCTAAGCTGATTGGAGCGATATGGTAGCCCCATACCGTAAACCAATCTAAAGGAGAGAACAAATGGCTAAGTTTAAATATTGTGTAGATGGTTCTGAACCGGTAATTAAAGACTTGAAAGCTGTACCAGCAACATATACAGATGGTCAAGTTTTAGTTGCAGGTGACGCTGAAGCTGGTGGTTGTAAGTCTGCTGGTGCAGGTGTTGTTGATGCGATTCTTGGTGTTTGTAATGAAGGTGTGATTTTGTCCGGAACTCAAGCAGCGGGAACCATTGAGAACCTTAAAGTTATTATTAACCCGGGTGCTGTTTATGCTCTTGAGTATGACACAAGTGCACGCATTACTTGGGGGACAGTAACGGATACAACCATTCCTTTTACCTGTACTAGTGGAGAAGGTTTCGCTAACTTAGGTGGAGGATGGGCTTGGAGCTATGATACTGGTGAATTAGATTATGTTGTGAGTTCTGCTGTTAATTCAACGACTTGTACGTTGACAACTGTGACTGGAACTGACACTTCATCTGATTACGGTGTATTGTTGCAACCAGCAGGAACAGGGCAGACAGCTATCCTTGAGCTTGATTCAGGGGCAACCAAGATCGATGCAGACCAAGTTGACGTTGGTGCTGCAGGAACCAACGGTATCACAGCCGTTGTCTTGGAAAACCGTCTTGAATCGTTGGCTTATGGATCTGAAATCCTTGATCCAGTAACACATAATCAGCAAAAGCGATATATGGCAAGCAATACGTCTTATAAGGATAAGGCTAAAGCGTTTGCTTATGCTCGCTTCAAACACGCATTATCAACTTAATTTTAATTGGAGGTGCTAGATGGGCGTAATCGCTAGTGAAAACTTTGGGTATCTCAAATAGGGAGTGCTTGAGTGAACGAGTCAAAACACAGACATCTTGATAATCAAATAACGATACTTTACAAGGGCGGAAAGTCTCAAGCTAAAGTAGCAAAAGGGCTTGGTCTAGCCATTTCAACGGTAGGCTATCGTGTCAAGATTCTTGGCTTGTCTCGTTCTATCTCTGAATCGTTGGTCGGACAAGCTAAAACTGAAGCTCATAAAAAGGCATTAAGCGTGAGTAGAAAGATTAGCAGAGTGGCTAAAGGTTCAAAGAATCCTAACTGGCAAGGCGGTAAAGAGACAGAGAGGCAGAAGAAAGTTTCTCGCCTAAAGAATGACAGGCGGTATAAACAATGGAAAGAAGCTGTAAGAAGCATAGGATATTGTGAGTCGTGCGGTTCTATAAAGAATTTACATGCTCATCATATTCTTCCTAAAGCTAAATTTCCTCACCTTGTATTTGATATAAGCAATGGTAAGTGTTTATGCAGAAAATGTCATAAAGCTTTGCACAGTGGTATCAAGTTCCATTCGGATGAATTGCTGGGAACCCTAACGGTAAATGACGAGGGCAATCAGCAGCCAAGCCTACAGAGTAGGAAGGTTCAACGACTACTGGAGACCAGCGATGGTCTTAATAACCAGCCAGAGTGTCCGACACGAAAGTGATGATATAGTCTACGCTGCTGGAAACAGCAGAGGGTCACGTGCTTAGACCCAGGCTTAAACACTTGAGCCATAAGAGGTTATGAAAATGGGAAAGAATCTTAAGAAACGTGAAGATGATAGAAGAGGACACAAAGAATGGTCTCAAGAATCTAGAGACAAAGTCCGGGCAGCTTCTACAAAACACAAAGAGCTCACTGATAGCGAGTGGCTAAAAGAGCAGTATCTTGGATTAAAGAAGACGACTGTTCAGATTGCTAAAGAGCTTGGGTGTGTTTCATCCACGGTTTACTGTGCTCTTGTTAGGCTTAATATTCCGAAGAGAACTCGTAAAGAAGCAAGAAAGGGGATTGTTTTTTCTGCTGAGCATATTCGGAATATTGTTGAAGCAAACCGGAGTAAGGCAAAGAGCGGTTCTAACCATTGGAATTGGCAAGGTGGTATTACAAGTGAAGGCGAGAAAAGGCGAGCTGCCGTTAAGCGTGATCCACGGTATAAAGCGTGGAAGAAGGCAGTCAGAAGTATTGGATATTGTGAAGCATGCGGAAGTAGAAAGAATTTGGAAGTTCATCATATTCTTCCAAAAAGTAAATTTCCTCATTTAATTCATGATATAAGCAATGGGAAATGCCTTTGTCGCACTTGTCATGTCAGTCTGCACTCTTTTAAAGAAGGCGGTGAATTGCTGGGAAACCCAGAACGGGCAATCAGCAGCCAAGCTGAGGAGGGGACTCTTCAGAAGGTTCAGAGACTAACTTCATGTTGCGGAAAAGGTTCACCTGGAGGTGGAACAATGCAAAAAGACAAAAGAGGTATATTGGTCGGAATGTGTTTGGGGGACGGATATTTGAGTAAGGATGGACATTTGCGGATTAAGCATGCGATTAGACAGAAGCCGTATATTGAACATAAGGCAGATTTGCTTCATTCCTTACTTGGTGGTAGGCGTCCTTCTGTTGTGGAGTTTAATAATTCAGGATATCCAGGAGTGAGGATTGGAAAATATAATCCCTACTTTAAGATATTAAGAAAGTGGCTCTACAAGGATGATTCTAAGGTTTTATCAAATCTGTTAAAGTATTTAACTCCAGAGGGTATTGCTATTTGGTGGATGGATGATGGCTCTTTGTACATGAAAAGACGAAACGGGAAAATTCATGCAAGAGAAGGAATATTATCTACCTATGCGTCTTTGGAGGAGAACAATAGAATTGCAGAGTGGTTTAAGTCTGAGCATGGGATAAAATTTGTTCCAGTAAAGAGCAAGTCTGCATACAGGCTCAGAATTAATACTTCTTCACTTCCAGTTTTGATAAGCTTGATAAGTGACCATGTTATACCATCTATGTCTTATAAAATTGATATGCGATATGAGGACACGAGTGCCGTCCCCGTAAGGGATGATATAGTCCGAACTGCATAGGGATATGCAGATGCTTAGGATAAAGAGCCTAAGCGATAACACATTGAAGAAAAATCTTCATGGACGAGTATGCCCTTCCGGAAGGCCATTTAGAAAATCTGTATGGAACTGAAAAGTCAAACAAAGCGACTGAATACGATTTAGGTATCGGTGGCATGGGTGACTTGGAAGAGTTTGATGGAACCATTGCTTATGATGACTTCAAACAGCAGTATAGAGTTTCTTACAGCCACAAGGAATGGGTAAAAGGTCTAAAGATTGAACGTAAGCTCGTCGATGACGACTTGTATTCGATTATCAATAAACGACCAATGCAGTTGGCTATGGTTGCCAAGAGAACAAAAGAGAAGCACGCTGCTTCTGTTTTCAATTCAGCTTTCAACACTTCAGTATTTAGTGGTGGAGATGGGTTATCTCTTTGTAACAATTCCCACACTCGTGTTGGAACAGCAACAACCAATGACAACGCTGGATCAACAGCATTGTCAGCAACAGCCGTAGAAGCAACTCGTTTGTTAATGCGTGGTTTCACGGATGAAACAGACAATCTGTTAGTAGCAAAAGGTGATACTCTTTTAGTTCCGCCTGCTTTGGAAGAAGCAGCTTGGGAGATCGTTAATGCTACCGGTAAGATGGATACAGCAGATAATAATCCTAATTTCAATAAAGGTAAGTAT